CTTCGATCACTACCTTTGATGCTTTTATCGACTTGCCATTCCAAGGGCGATTGACTGGTTCCGTACTTGACTTTTCCACACCGGGTTGACCAAAGTGCCATTGGCAAGGAGATGAAATGGGCAGACTGAATTCGCTTCTCTTCGACGCCTACGGCAATGAGGTCCAGGAGCAGTCTCTCACTGAGAGGGAATACGCGCTCTCAGTGACCTCCCCCGTGGCCCTTGAGGCCACCATTGGCCCCCCATATACCGATCCCGTCTCACAGTCTCAGGGCCTTGAGGTCTTCGATGAGATGTATGCCACGGATGCCCAGGTCCGTGCCTGCCACCACACGAAGGTCATGGCCAGATTGATGACCGGGTGGGAGTACACCGCCGCCGAGGGCGGCAAGAAACACCTCGACTTCCTGAAGTACACCCTGGACCACATGCAAGGCTCTACCCATGAGTTCCTTCGGGACTTGATGGAGGCCCTGCGCTATGGCTTTGCCTGTGTGGAGATCATCTGGGGGCGTTATGAATCTGGCCCATGGGCTGGATACCTGGGGGTCAAGGCCCTGAAGGCCAAGCCGCCTCATGGCATCCAACTCCGGGTGGACCGATTCGGCAACATGCTCCGGTGGGGCGTTGTCCAGAAAGTGACCGGCAAGGAGCGCAAGTACCCGACCGACAAGTTCATCGTCTACTCCTACCAGAAGGAGCCGACAGGGTATTATGGGCGGTCAGATCTTCAGCCGGTTTACAGGCCCTACTTCATCAAAAAGGCATTGGAGAAGTGGTGGGGCGCACACCTGGAGAAGTTTGCATCCCCGACTGCGGTCGGCAAGTACCCTCCCGGGTCGGCTCAGACTGAAAAGAAAGAGGTCCTGGACTTCCTCCGAAGGATGCAGGGCAATTCGGCGGTCATCATCCCGGAGAAGTGGGAGGTTGAACTCCTAGAGGTCGGCACCGGGGGCTCGGACGCCTTCCTGAAGGCCCTGTCTTACTTCAACAAGATGATTGCCAGGGGCATCCTTGTTCCTGACTTGATCCAGGATCAAGGTGACCGATCCGGCTCCTACTCCCTCGGTCAGGTCCATGCGTCCAACTTCATCTGGGTCCTTGAGGGCATCGGCAGAGAGCTTGAGACCGTGGTCAGGGAGCAGTTGGTTCGCCGGATCATTGATGTCAATTTCTCCGATGTCGAGGAGTACCCGAAGTTCCGGTTCATGGGGTACAAGCCTGCCGATGAGCGGTCTGTTGCCGACATGTTCCTGGCTCTGGTCGATGGCCAGATCGTCTCTCCCGAAGACCCGATCATCAGGGAGCGTCTCAACCTGCCCTCGGAGGGTGCAGGCCTCCCGAAGAAGGAGCCCAAGCCCGACCCTATCGCGGCCCTGGGTGTGCCCGGAGAAGAGAAGCTCCGAGAGCCCACCGACGACAAGACCGGTGTCGAGCCGAAGCCGAAGGATAACCGCGCCACCACTACACATTCGGATGACTGGTGCGGGTCCAGCGGCTTGGGGGATGGGCAGGCAAAGCCAACGCAGGCCTTTGTCTCTACTGTAATCCATGGCCATGCCCACAGTATCGTCCTCGATGACCTCGGCAATGGTATTGCCTTACCGATCCTCCACCAACACAAGATAGCCAACGGTGTTGTCATGCCCGTGAATGGCCACACCCATGACCTCCAGACTGGGTTCTCCGCGACCGGCGCTTCCAATGGTCACGCCCATCCAGTCATAGGTGACAAGGCTGTTGCGGTGGACCACGGCCATCAGGTTGTAGCCTCTCGGGTCTGGCCTGACCTGAATCATGGGCATGAGATCATGGACCCGGTTCCGCTGTCTGTTGTCGAGAACTCCATACCCAAGAGTGGTGAGGAGGGCATTGGCGAGGGGGAGGAGGATGGCCCCAAGCCGCCAGACAGGTGGATTCCCGTCAACCAGGGCTCCGGGACCTCCAAGCAATCAGACTTGCCAGACCCCGTTACCGGGCCTGTTGTGGAACTGGTTGAGGAAGAGTTCAGGATTTGCAGGGAGCAATTCCTCGGACAACTCGACAAGAAAGAGGTCTTGGCTTCCGGCGACCCCAAGAGGTTCGAAGAGATCAGGGTTCGCCAGCTTGGCCGATTCAAAGAGACCCTGGCCGAGGTTCTTGCCGAGAATGTCTTCAGGGGTGCCGCCCATGCCCTCCAGGGGGCCGAGAAGGACCGGGATGAGGTGTATGCCCTCCCGGATGGTGAACGACCCCCCATGGGCCTGTCAGAGGCCATGGTGGAGACCTATGGAGATCTGACACCTCTCTTCAGTGGTAAATTGGGTGGCATCAATGAGGCGGCTTATGCCCTTGCCGGGACAATGAACGCGATGGTTCAGGGTGGGGTTCTTGCTGGCAAGCTGGGCATGGCCAGTGGGAAACCCGAGGAGGCTGTCAGAGAGTCGATCTCTGTGGCCCTCAAAGACCCCTGTTGGAAGACCGAAGCATGTGCCTCTATCGATTCCGCTTCCACAACCCTGATGGGTTTTGGGGGCGATGTTGTCTTAGAATGGATCGGCCGATGAGGACCAGAGGAGCCCCCAGCGTGGCAGACAACATCGAAAAGCTGAGAGAGCTTACCAACAAGCTGCCGACCGCACCATCTATGGTGATGCTCGGCGCTGTTGGCAGTACCGCTCTTTATGGGCTCTACAAGGAAAACCGTGTTGCCGTCCTTAGGGGCATTGTCCCTGAGGGTGATACATACCCCCGTCATGAACATCCCGTCACCGAACACCTCATACTTGTCAGTGGCCATGCCATTGTTGAGGTCAATGGTGGGGAGAAGGTAGAGCTTTTCCCTGGAGATCATTGTGGCCTTAGGCCGCATGTACCGCACTCATTTACCGCTGTAGAAGACACCATGATTATCGCGGTCACGGTCCCAGCAGAGGAAGGCTACCCTGATGCCGGAAGTTCATGATGATTTTAAGGCCTGGGCAAATCACATCTTGATCACCCTGGAGGGCCACGGTAAGGACATTAAGGAGATCCGTAAGGATATTGGGGCGTTGCGGGTCGAGATAGCCGAAATAAAGGCCTCGGCCAGGACTAGGGCCTCGTTTCTCGGCGGTGCGTGGGGCCTGGGCGTGTCAGTGATCGTTGTGGTTTTGCGTGAATTCATGGCCAAGTAGGAGGCTGGAAAATGAAATGGCTCTCAAGGAAGCTCATCGTCAGCGTGGCAGGTGTCGTCACCCTGATCCTCATCAACGCCGGGATGCCCGAGAATCTGGCGACCCCGTTGATAGACTCCATCACCGAGGTCGTGGTGTTCTACCTGATTGGCCAGAGTGCGGTTGACCTTGGCCAGCCCCTCATCGCCAAGCTGACCGGAAAGAAGTAGATCATGTTGGCCGAACTTGCAGGAAGTCTGATTGGGGCCATCGCCAACAAGGTCGGTGGCGTCTTCGGTGGGGCCAAGAAGGCCTTAGAACTTCTGCCTGATTCAGCCGAAAAAACCTCGGCCAAGGTGGAACTGCACAAGGCAGAGAACAGCTTGGTCATGATCCTTTCCCAGAAGGAAGTGGATCTCCAGAGGTCTCAGGATAGTGTTCGCGTTGCAGAGGCCCAGAGCGAGTCATGGTTGGCGGGGAACCACCGACCCCTGACCATGGTCGCTCTGACCTCTTTGATCGTTGTCAACTTCGGAGGTCTCCCAATGACCGGGAAGGCCCCAATCACGTTCCCTGTCGAGTTCTGGTGGTTTGCCGGTGCAGTCTACGGAACGAAGATCCTTGGCCGAAGCGCAGAGAAGATCGCCCGTGCCAAAGCAAATGGAGGCCCTGGTGCTTATTAATTTCAAGACCATTGAAGAGGTGGCGGCAGCGGGGTTCCCGACACAACTCGATGGCGAAGACCTGACTCTTGACGAGGCCAACTTCATGGCGAAGCTGATTGCCAAGCTCAAGAAGGATGGGGTGAAGAATCCTCAGGCTGCCGCGCAGAAGATACTGGCCAATGGTGGCCTGTCAGCGGTGAAGAGGGCCTTGCGGCGACCCAGGCAGAGCGCCCCCTCGGCTGCTCCTGCGGGTGGCGGCGGCAAGGACGGCCGGGGGCCAATCCCAGGCCTCTCCGAGGATGAGCCCAGTGGCATGGCCACTGTGGACATCCGTAATGTGGAGATCTTCCAGGCTGGGACCCACAAGAGCATCCCATTCGATTCGGAGACCCTGGACCGGCTCGTTCAGGATACGAACAAGAACCTGGACGCCTTGAAGCCCTTCGTGAAGCTCGGGCACAACGAGGACCAGCCCTACACCGATGGCCAACCGTCGATGGGGTGGCTCTACAATCTTCGGCGCGTGGGAGACAAGGTTGTCACCGACATCAAGGGTGTCCCGAAGGCCCTCGCCCGAGTCATCGGCCATGGTGGATACCGAAGGGTGTCTGTCGAGTTAATGAGAGACCGAAGCATGAACGGGGAGCAGTACCCCTACCTGCTCCGGGCCTTGGCCTTCCTGGGGGCGAACGTCCCTGAGGTCAAGACCCTGGCCGACCTGCCCAAGCTCTATTACGCCGACACCAGTGACTCGGACAGCTTCTGGGGCAATTATGCGACCAATGACACTCAACATTGGTGGGGACAAGCCACCGACAACACAGGACAGTCCTGGACAACCGGGGGCTGGATCTGGTACGACGACAGTGGTAACATTATCAAGCCGCTGGACATCACCCTGGACTTCGACCAAGAGGAGGAAGAAGTGACCAAGGAAGAGGCCAAAGCTCTCCTAGAGGAGAATGAGGCCCTGAAGCTGAAGATGGCCGAAGGACGGGCCAGCGAGATCCGAGAGAAAGCTGTTGCATTTGCCGACAGCCTTCTGGAGGAGAACAAGATCAAGGCCGACGACAAGGACAAATGGGTCAAGGTACTCGTCCATATGTCGGAATCCTGTGACACCATCGAGTTTGCCGAGGGTGACGAACCCTTCGACAAGACTCTGATGGACCTTCTCACCAGCGTCGCCAAGATGGCCGAGAACGACGAACAGGCCGAGATCGACGCCGAGAAGACCGACACCGATAAGGACGAGGAGCGGGCTGCCGAGATGATGGAAGACTACAAGTCTCGGAACCCCGGACCTCACACGTTGACCTAAGGAGGTCTTACTGTGGCTGGTATGAGTTGGACCACCACAAAGACTGCGACCGACCGATGGTTCCTGCTGTCTGACACCTATGTGTCTATCCAGGGAATCCTGGATGCCACGGTTTCCGACACCGGACACTCCGGCAAAACCCACATCATCCGCGAGGGCGTGTGCCTGACCTACAGTGGCCAGAAATGGTACTACACTGATGGTACGACCCACACCGCCACGAATGGTGTTCTGCTTCGGGCAGTGGACATGAAGGATGGCGACACCGCCAATTCCCATGCCGACCACCCCGGTGCTATCGTGGTTATCGGCGCAGTCTCCAGTGGACAGTGCATCAATGTGAGCGGCACGACCGTGAACGCCAAACTCTTCCTCGGACCTTAAAGGAGGGTCATGCAGCACGAAGTTCTTCGACATCAGACCATGACCGCTTTGGTCCGTAAGTTCAAAGTGGACTTTGGCCTCGGCGCGTCTCTCTTCCGGCAGGGCGTCCCTTCGCCCACGAACGAGTACACCTTCGACGTTCTGGAGTACAGCCGGGATCTGGCCAAGTACCGTGACCCTCAGGCAGAGGCCGGTATGGTCAACCCGATGACCAAGAAGAAGACCTCGGTCATCATCCCGACTATCCGTGAGAAGAAGCTCCTGTCCGGTGCCGCCATGAACTGGCTGCGCCGTCCCGGTACGGAACATCAGCAGTACGGCAAGCAGATGCTGGCTGATGAACTCTCGGAACTGAACCAGCGTCTGGAACAGCGCAAGGAATGGTGGCGGTGGCAGCTACTCAATGGTGGCGACACCAATGGGTACTTCACGGTTTCCATCACCGATGGCGCTGTGACCGCTTCTGCCACCTATGACTTCGGGTTCTCTACCTCGCACAAGGTCAATGCCGGTACGGCATGGAGCGGAACGGGGTCGGACTCTATCATCGGTGACATCATCAGCGGCAAGAAGCTCATCATGCAGGACCACGGTGTCATGCCCACACGGGCGTACTGCACCGAGACGGTCATGAAGTACCTGATCCAGAACAGTGGCGTGAAGGCCTTGATGGGCGACTCCCTCAAGGATCAGGTTGCCCAGTGGGGTTACCTGAAGCGTTTCCTGGGTCTGGACATCCAGGTCTATGAGGCTGGCCATGTGGCCGACGGCTCCTCGACCTGGAACTCCTTCATCACGGACGATCACTTCATTATCGTCGGCCCTGGGACCGTCGGTGACGAGGTTGTCGCCCCTCCGGTGGACCCCCGTGCTGGTGGGACCGTCGGCAAGTTCTCCAAGTCCTGGGTCGAGGAAGACCCTGCGGGTACTTGGATCTTGGTGGAGGAAACTTGCCTCGCAGGACTGACGAAGCCCGAAGGTATCTACATCGTAAATACCGTCTAGCTTCGGTCAGGGTTCGGGTGAGAGCATCCCTTGGGGGGCGGGGCCAACGCTCCGTCCCCCTTTTTACACGAGGAGAGAAAATGGGAGACAAGAAGAAGTTACTGTTCTGGGGCGATGGCCCCATGGTTACCACCGGGTTCGGCACTGTGAACCGACACATCGCCAGAGCCCTCCATGACACCGGGAGATACGAGATCGATTTCATCGGCGTGAATTACTGGGGCGATCCGTATGACCCCGAAGAGTATCCATACCGGGTCTGGCCTGGAGGCATCGAGAAGAAGAGTGCCCTTCAGACAGGCTTCGGTGATGCTTTCGGTGGTCCTAATTTCGGCTTCCGGTACTGGTCCGATGAGTACGATGGCGTCTTCATCCTGAACGACATCAATGTCCTGGCCGAGCGGTTGGCCATTCTGAAGACCTCACCGACCGGCACACCGACGCCTCCTTCCGCGCCGATCATCTACTACTTCCCCATCGACGCCTACTTCCTCCATGAGGGCTGGCTCCCTGGGGTCGAACATGCAGATGCCCCAGTGACCTACAACGAGTTCTCGAAAGAGATGGTCGGGCTTGTGAACCCAGCCGTTGCCAATCGCTGCAAGG